TTCCATGAAGAGGCAACTTAATGAATTGTACACTGCTCAAATAAGAGCAGGAAAAAGTGTAAATGCTAGTGACTACAATCTTCGTACCATTATGAGAGAAGGTAAATTTAATTCTGTCTTCGGTACAGATGAAGGTAAAATTGCACTAGATAAAGCGGTAAAAGACGCTTTGTATTTTACATATCAAAAGAGTCCAGACAGCCCAGCTGCAAGAGCGTTTATTCAGGGTATTCATAAATATCCGTTCTTAACAACTTCACTTGTACCTTTCCCTCGTTTTGTTGCTAACGCTATGCGTTTTACCTACGAGTATTCACCACTGTACATTATGGAAGGTGCAAAGCGTTCTTTGTTTAAAGACGCAAATAACTACGAAGAAATATCTAAGGCACTTGTAGGTACAGGTATGCTTGCTGGTGCTATGGCATTTAGAAATAGTGAGTACGCAGGTGATAATTGGTGGGAAGGTAAAACAGCAAGTGGGGACACTTATGACCTTCGTCCATTTTTTCCTGCCGCACCGTATCTGTTTGTTGCAGATTTACTTAATAGAAGCCTAAAAGGTGACCCTGTAATGGGTGACCGTAGTTTTATTACAGATTCTATTCAGGCTTTAACAGGTACACAATTTCGTGCTGGCTTTGGTATCTATGCGATAGACAGCGCACTCAATGATGTATTTAGAGATGACATTGACGCATATCAAAAAGCAGGAACAATAGGTGCAAACTTTGGTGCTAACATTATTAGCACGTTTACTATTCCACTTACACTTGGTCAAGATATGTACAACACATTTCTTGCACCTGATGATGAGCGTATTGTTCGTGAAACAAAAACGTCTGATGTGTGGAATTTGATGATAAATAAGTCTTTGGCTCGTATTCCCGGAAATTACGCAATTGAAAATTATCTTGCAGACTCGTTGGGAGTTACATCAGCTAGAGAAATATACGAAGTTCCAACAAGAGAAGAACCACTTAGACGTAAGACACCTGTTCTACGGCAGGTAGCTGGTATTCTTTTAAATGAAAGAAAGAACTTTCTTGAAGAAGAACTTGCTCGTCTTAAAATATCAAACAGAATACTGACACAAAAAACTGGTGTCCCAGAAGCTGACACGCTAATCAATGCTTTAATTGGTGAGTATGCTACTGATTATCTTGTTCCCAAATTACAAAATAGTCAAAAATATAAAGAGATGACACCAGCAGAACAAAAAGAATTTATTCGCCAACTTATCCAAAATTACAAAGGCGATATTATGGAACTTGTAAAGTATCGCTCAAGGCGTTCTGGCAAGGATAGATATGGTTTTGACCCAATGGAGCGTGTAGCATTTAATCGCTTTACTCCCGGTGTGCAGGAAAGAGCATTGTCTGAGTATCATCAGAAGTTTGGTAAGCCACAGGGTGATGAGTTTTATGACTATGAACGGCTAGTAGACATAGCAGAGAAAGTAAGAAAACGCGGTTTCTAAACACAAAAAGAGGGGTGGCACTTAGACCACCCCTTTAGTTTATGGAGATTTAGAAAGGAGATTATTATTATCTGTTGTCGCCAGACCCACCTAGTGTACCACGTTCTTTACGTGAATGCAACTTCTCAATGTTCTTTTCCATAATATGTCCAAGGTTAATGTCCACTTCACGTGCTAACATAGCGCAGTACCAAAGTACATCACCTAACTCATAGCCAATTTCAATCTTCTTCTGCTCTAGTGTTTCTTCATCTGCCCCATCACGAATAAGTTTCTTCACCTTATTTGCAATCTCACCTGCTTCTCCTGTCAGCCCAAGAGTAATGTACTCAAGGGCTTTTTCTTTTGGAAAGATAGCAGTCTCAGATGCCTTCTGTTGATATTCTGTCGCTGTAATTGTACTCATGCCTCTCCTTTCCATAAAGTCTTTAGCTTGCTGCTCTAGCCAATTCATCCTGTGTCTCCTTAAATGCTTTGATTACATCGGATGAGAACAACTTCTGTAGGTTGAGCAAGTACATACGTGATGCATTGTTATCTCCACCTGATACGCTGCGTTTGTAATCAAGGTTGTTGATGATGCGCTTCAAACTCTTTGTGTCAAACACAATGGTTGCAAAGATGTCCTCACCAATACACAGATTATGAAACCAGTAATCTGATTCAGTGGCATTAATACCACTAGGCTTGCCATAACATTCATATTCAATAGCAATGTTACCTGTCTTCTGCCAGACATCTCGTTCACTCTTCACTTCAATCTTCTTATCTTGAAGCATATCAGCTACTTGTTTTTCACGTACCTTACCATACTCAAGGTCAATGTCAAACTTCTTTCTGTCCTCAATCTTCGGTTCCAGATTTTTCATCTTCTACTGCTCCTTCCGTTTGTGTTTTCAGTAAAGTAGTCAGCGATTGTGAGAACATATTTTGTGCTGCACGTAGTTGGTCCAATTCAAACTGAGCATTTAGAATTTTATTGTTCAATGCTCGTAGTTGATTGACTGCATACTTCTGCTGGTCAGTCATATCATTTACGTTATACTCTACATCATCAACTGTGATGATATCATTTGGTTCTGTTGTCATTGTCTTCATTCTCCTTCTGTTGCTTTAGTTTCTGCCACTCATCATAACATGGATGGTTAGGTGACGGATTGTATTGTATCCACCCATCACCCTGTTTCCATATCATGCTAGAGTTTGCTTGCATCTTCGTTGAACGTGCCATCAGGTAGTGCTTTCTCTAAGACGCTTGCTTTACTAGAGTCAATATCTCCGTGAACATTAATAGCACCATCATGCCACTCGTTCTTTGCTACCGTCAAATCGGTACAATGATTATACAATGCTGCAAATGCGCTTGCTGCAGCACCCATATCTTTAGTGTATGTGTCAAATCTAATCTTCATTCTCTGTTACTCCTTCCGTTGCTTTATACTCTGGGTGATGCTCACTGACTGCCTTCTCAAGCAAGGAGATAAGCCCTTCGTTAATGAGTGCTTTCTTTGCTGCTTCGTCACACTCAAATATTACAGTTGCTGAACCATCTGGGTGGTCAACTACATCTTTTATATCAATCATGCCTACCATTGTCAAATCCTTTCATAAAGTGCATAGGTGGGATTTGGATGATACCCACATCAGGCTAGTAACTTCCTATACTTCACCCGAACTACACGTTAGCTGGTTGAGCAGGAGGACCACTCCCCGTGTATACCTTACCCCCGTTACAGAAGGTTGTTCAGTCACTATGCTTTTCCCACCGTCATGGGAAACCCTATTACTTCCTAAACCTGTGTCTAAAGAACACAATCAAGTTGATGACAGTGTTGGTTGTAATCATAACAAGTATCCACCACTGCCACCATAACAGGTCTAATCCACTACACTCTATCACTATGCAGCCGTTAAGTCAACTACTTCACAGACACCTGCTGTGCAAGCCAACTCCCTACCACCTGATGTTGTGTCTTCCTTTTCAAACTCAGGTAACTTACTCCAGTCTACACTATCTGGCATCTGTGTCAAGAACTTTTTGTACTGTTTTTCATCAATGTCCTGATAAGGTGCTTGCTGATATGTATGTTCACTGTGTGGCAAGAAGCTAATGCCTGACACATTATCAAAGTGTTCATAGACCCATGCCCCAACTTCCATCCACTCATGTTCCTTCACAGAGATAGTGACAGAAGGTTTATGTTCACACCAATGCAATTGATATAACAACCACAACTCTAACTGCTCAATAGCTGACAGGTCATTTCGTGTGATTGCAGTTCTAGGTGACTGCATCGGGAAACTAAACACTGTCGTGCTGTCAGGCTTCATGACATCAGGCTCTGCTGGAATACCTTGTGCTTTCATAAACTGTGTCAATGGGTCTTTGTTGTCGCCACGAACAGTACGAATGTAGTAAGGATTGTGACGAGCATGAATGCCTGACGCACTATCTACTAACTGTGACACTGTGCCACTAGGCTTGACGCATGTAATAGCGGCAGACTGATTGATGCCTAACTTCTTACTCAACTCTGCATTTACTTTTATTGCTTCATCACGTAGTGACTCAAGAGTAGTAGCAATGTTCGTGCCTAGTTGCGGTGACTTACCCGACATAAGCGCACTGTCCATGATACCTGTCAGTGACACACCCAGTAAACGCTCTTCCTCTGTGTTATTCTTCCATATCTTACGAAGGTATTTAAAGTCCGTCAGCGTGGCTTGGAACGTGCCTAGTATGGTTGCTAGTCTAACCTTGTTTAACAGGCTCTGTTGCGTATCTGAAGCCCTTACAACTACCTCTGACAAGTTACAGAACTGGTATGGACGAAGTATGATTTCACTACAAGGGTTACAACCAAAGTCATGTTCAGTATCTCTGCGTCCATTCTTTGCTGCTTGCTTCTTGGCTGACTGACGATTAAAGATACCACGTTCACCTGACTTACTATCATACAGTGACATCCACTCACGCATGAATGTACCCATCTGTGGCTTTTCTTTGTAGGCAACGCTGTTGTTTGCAAGCGCACGTTGTCCTTCGTTCTCCCACCATTGACCTGCTTTGGCATGACGCATCTGGTCATCGTTTAGGTTTGATAGGCTAATGAGTGCGCTTCGTCTGACCCCACCGACTACTACAACCTCACCAATCTTACACATGATGTCATGACATTCAATAGGATATAGCCTACGTCCTGCCGCACCCTTGAACTTTTCAACACAGAAGTTAAACAACTCAACAAGTGGCTGTGGTCCTGATGCCCTACCACCAAATGTCTTGAGCCTTGCACCTGCAGGGCGTACCTCTGACACATCAAACTTTGGAATCTGTCCAGTGTACAGCATCGCAATCAGTTCCTTCAGTGACTTTGCCCATCCCGGACGGCTGTCACCTACCTTGATTACGGTGTCTGTCTCATGAAAGTCTTCATTTACAATAGGTAGTTTCTCTACGTGATGGCGTTCAACACTGAAGCCTACACCAGTACCGCACATGAGGATGTACATAGTCTCATCAAACGCACGTGGACTATCCACTGGTACATATGAGCAGTTGTATCCACCCACATGGCAACGGTCTAGTGCAGGACCAGCAGTCATCAATGCCCTCATGCTTGGCATGATGTCCTGATTAAGTACGGCTTGCTCTAGTTCGTTGCGCATGTCCTTTGTGACTTTATAATTGTGTTTGTCACGAAGGTGGTTTGTGATGTAGTCAAAGTAACGAGACACAGTTTCCTGCCATGTCTCACGCCTTTGCTCGTCTTCTTTCCATCGTGCATAGCGTGAAAGTGCTATGAAGTTTTGGTAGTCTGTTGGTAGATAATTGCTCATTAGTGTTACTCCTGTAATGTCTTTATGCTTTTTACATTCGCACCTTCTATATCATAGAAGTATTCACGAATACTCTCCTCAATTTCAATAGCCACATCGCCATCTGCTGGTATTGGATAGTCATCGGGGTCAATGTCAATAGTTATATATATTTTAACTCGCATTTGGCTCACGCCCCTCTAGCTGATTGATACGCATATCAATATACCTTTTTGCCTTACGTAAATCTGTTATCTCATCTGTATTAGATTTATAACCTGCCCTCATTATGTACTTTATAACATTACCCATCCAGAAAGGCAACTCATTATTCATGATGAATGACACAGGCTCAATTGCATAACGCTCGTAGTGCTTTGGATTCTGTATTACATCTGATTGTTCCATTGCTTTCTTCTTACGCTCCTCATGCTCAAATTCTTCAATCATCCTTTTGTAATCTGTCATGTCAAGCACTCCCTTTCGTCCTAGTCCCAAATGATAATGTCACTACATTGTCATCTACTTCTAACACTTTTCCTCTACCACTGTCAACAGGAATATCTTCCTCTGATATCCCATTTTCAAACTCCATAACAAAATCATGTACCGCATCTCTCATTGCGTCATCTACTTCCATGATGGGTATTGTGCAAGCCACCATCTTAGTAAGGTGTAGTATCTGGAAGTAGTCATCATCTGACAGGTGCTTGTCGTCATTCGTAATGATGGCTACATCAATCTCACCTGTCCACTGATTTGTCTTATCAGTCTGTGGGCGAATACGAATCAAAAAATCATTGTCTTCAATATGGTTGTCTGTGTCATCTGTCATAGCTAACTCCTTTGCTTTTTAGTTCCTGTAAATTTAACAAACTTTGGATGCTTGTTCTTCCCTTTCTCCTTTAGCCAATCTTCTGGAATGATGCGGTCATAGTATCTGAAACCATACTTGATACACCATTCAGCATAAGTTGACTTAGCACCCTTACGCAACTTGCGTCTGCTATTCTCAAACACAAACCGTATGTCTAATGTAGGATGCTGCCGCTGAATTGCAAGGTGCTTGCGTCTATCTGCGGCAGTAAACATGCCTTTAGATTCTATGATGATGCCATTGTTTAACACGAAGTCTGGTGTATAGGTGCGGTAGGCTAAGTCTTCCCACTCAATCTTGATACTCTCGTAGTCGTACTTTGCTTTCAGGTTGTTAAGATACTCCGATATCTTTAACTCCAACCCACTCCTATAACCATACTTACGTGCCGCCCTAAATGCCTTATGATTGTGGGTTGCCATCATTTACCAACTCGACATAAGACACAATCTTAGGGTCTTTTGCTTTTGACATGACTGATGGCATCTCTTTCAAGTTAGGCCAACAAGCATGTTTATATGAACAGAAGCCACACTCTACACCTAATACCTTATTACCAGTAGGCTTGCCTCTAAATGTTTCTTCAACTGGTTCAAAGCATCTTTGTACTTCATCTCTGTCCAGTGCAACTTTAGCCAACTTTGCTTTGTCTACCTCTGCATCTACATCAATGCCTGTTGCTGGTACGTACTTGAACTCACCGTTGGCTTTGTTCACTACCCACCAACCACCAGCACGTTTGCCTGATGCTTTAGCATAACCCGCAAGCTGACCTACATACCCAAATGGGTCACCATCTTTCAGTGTCTCAAAGGATTCAAACTTGTTACGATATGACCAATCGGATGCCGACTTAATATCGTCAACAGCATCATCAATAACAATGTCATATGTTCCAGAAATAGTGGTGTCACCGAGTTCCAGTGATACTTTATCAGAGTCTTCATACTTTACTCCTGCTTCTGTCAACAGTCCTTTGAATACAGCCTCAACGATATCACCTATCATCATGTTCATTACAAAGGTTGTTGGTTTAGGTAGTGCCTTGTCAGGGTAATTCTTCTCAAACCACAACTGACAGGGCGGTCTACCAATGTTTGACATACGAAGAGTAAACTCATTGCGCTTACTCTTCCCACCAAACTGACGTTGCAATGCATCAGATATGTCACTGGCTACTTGTTTGATAGTCTTCTCAGACATCTTTGTTTTGCCGTTGACAGCATCTTCCAGATACTGGTGCAACGACAGTTCAGCAGGATGGTTCATTACGCTACTTCCTCATCAAGTTCCACATCAATAATGCCTTCAGTGATTTCAGAATCAATAACATCATCATGTTCTGTTGCCTTATCTGACCAAGCATTAATAATGTACTCGTTGTAGTTCTCAACCCATGCCATGAAGTCAGCAAAGGTATCCTGTTCCTTGTCACCAAGGTCAAGTGTCTTTGTAACATCAAGTGACACAACTGGCAAGTAGAAACTGTTACCATTAGGTAACTTGCGTTCCTCTGTATTGCCAATCACATGGTGTTGAACAGGCAGACGCTTCATCTTCGTGAGTTTGTTGAACACTGCACCGACATCCTTAAATGCGTCACGGTTCTCAATCTCCCAGATGAATGGCATCTCATCTACTTCAACAGAATTACCTTGTGCATCAGTAGCGTTGATGAGTTCAACTGTACCAAGCATTACACGAACACGTTTAATCTGCTTGATAAGTTCCTGTGTCTTCTCTGGTAACGCCTTAAAGTCTTCGATGTAACCAGCAGGTTTGCCACAGTTAAAGCCACCGTCATTGTCTTTCAAGTCAATGTTCAAGTTGTTTGCCATGACTGTCTTGACATAACGATTTGGCTTATCTCCAAACCCTTTAATGAAACGCTTATACATGAAGCGTTGTAAGTATGGGCGAAGATTAACTGACTGAGCGTAGTAGGTAGGCCCATCTGGTACTTCCAACCTGTACTGTCCAGCCTTCACTAGCACCTTGTCATCGCCAAGGATGGCAGAATGCTGTAATCGCAATCGTGCCAATGTGCTAGTCTGTTTCTTTGTATTGGCACTATCAGCCGACATGCCCATAGCCTGTGCCATGGCAGCAAAGTTGTTAGTGTCAATCGTTGTTAGTGATGTTGTCATATATTTTTACTCCTTATACTAGTGTCAAAGAACCATAGTTATATCAGGCAACGTCTTTCGTGTCAAGCCAATTATAACCAATTTTTGCTTCAAGCAATAGTGGTACATTAAATTGTACACCCCACCGCATGAGTATTAGATTAGGCAAATCGTCATTAGTCTGCTTTATGATATTGATAACACTCCTTTCTTCATCTGGATGAACATCAATGACGATGCTGTCATGTACACTATTTACCACACAGGACTGCATACCGTCAAGCAGTTTATCTATGTGTAATAATGCCACAGGTACAATGTCTGCCGTAGCGAATGACTGCACAGGATAATTCTTTATCTGTGTAAAGTGTGACACTCTGCCACGGGCATTCCGTGTAACATCAGGAAATGAAAACTCACGACCTGATGGTGTACGAATCTTGCGTGTGTTTATAGCCTCTTTAGCCAGTCGGGTATGCCAATCTGCGACCCCTTGGTATTTGTCATTGAAGTGTTCATAGTATGCCGCTTCTGCCTTTGTTCTTCCAAAGCCTGTCGCTCCATACAACGGCGCAAAAGTATGCGCTTTCGCATCCTGCCTACTCGTAGGTTGACCAGCGGTACTAATAACTTCAGCGGTATATGAATGTACATCAAATCCAGTAGATACTTCTTCAATTGCTACTCCATCCTGTGATAAGAATGCGGCGGCACGAAACTCCAACTGTGCAAAGTCAGCCTCAAGTATCTTGCCACCCTCGAAACGAGACACGAACACCTTCTTCACAGGAAACGTACCACCTCGTGGCATGTTCTGCATGTTAGGGTCTGCCCCACTAAACCTGCCTGTCGCTGTACGATGCTGAAGCAAACGCACATGTAACTTACCATCAGGCTTGGTGTAGTTCTTAATACCATCCACAAAGGATGACAGGTATGTGTCAACGGCTGATAGCCTACGCACTTTGGCTAAGAAGTCAGCCGCCTGTGTCATACCCTGTGACTTAGCAGATGACTCTAGCACTTCAAGGTTGCCCTTGCTTGTAGTAAAGCCATTGGCACTAGCCCACTTTGGTGAAGGTGGGCGAAACTTAAACCCAGCAATCTCATTCGTAGGATTAAATAGATAACCCACAGTATCACAAGCAGGACACCTGTTCTTGTTGGCGTAAGGTGTGCCATCCTTCTTTGTCTTGTGAATGTAGCCAGAGCCATTGCAATCAGTACACTGCATAGCCTTAGTCTTGTACACACGCTCTGTACCACCTGCAATGAGGCTACGAAACTCTGCATCATCCATGTAAGGGTCAATAGCATTGCCCCAATATTGCTTGTCTCTCACCTTGCGGCTGTAAATTACCCAAGACAATTGCTCTGGGCTATTCAGATTGATAGGTGTGTCACCCATAACATTACGCACCTTTTCCTTTAGGCTGTCAATGAGGTAGGATTTCTCTTCCATAAACTCCTGTTGCACAGCATCAAGCATGGCTAAATCAACCTTAAACCCACGCTGATAAATGCGTGACAGACATACAGCCACCTGATTAGTAAGGTCAACAGTAGTTATCAGTCCACCATCTGCCTGTGTATTCAAACGGTACATCAGCCTGTCAGACAATTGCTGTGTAGCATGAAGGTCAGCAGACAGGTAATGTGACAACTCATCATGAGGTATGTCACGAACACTGTACCCTTGCTTAAAGTATTCCTTCAATGTGTCCTGCTTCTGTGTGTCCAACTCATAGCGTTCAGCACAAGCCTCTAGTGATAGAGGTTGCTTCTGCCCACGCTGTAACACATACTCAGCAAGCATTGTGTCAAACACAGGCCCATCATACTTGAACCCACTCTCCCATAGCCACAGCAAGTCGTGTGCGGCGTTGTGACAGATAAGAACGGTAGCCTTGTCCAACTGCTCTTGCACAATCTTGTGACCATTGTAGCTTGGCTCACATTCACTGTGGTCAAAGGTGATACTAAACTCCTCACCTTGGTCAGTAAGCATACCAACCATGACCAGTGAGTTCTCTGGCTCAAATGGGTCAAGGTGAAGTTTGCCATCACGCTTAACAACAGTATTCTCTACATCAAGTGTTAGCTTCATCCTTCGTACCTCGCTGTCTGATAATTCAACTCACAGTTCACCATGCCATGCCAGCCATTCAACTTGTTCTTCACGATGTTGATGTGGCGTAGTGGGCTATCCTCTTCCTGCCCTTCCACAGATGGTGACTTGCCAATCAGTATCATCAAGTCTGCCTCTGCCGCCTTACCTGTACGGCTACCCTGCATCATGCTCTGGTTTAACTGCGCACGACCTTCTGCATCCGCACTCAACTGTGACATATAAAATACAGCACAATCATAGGTCTTGGCAATCTGCCTAGCATAGATAGCGCAAGCCGCTAGTGCTTGGTCTTCTCTAGCATAACTTCCTTCTACACCAAACTTGTCACCCATGTCAAGCACAAGTACATCAGGCTTATATGATTTACATACAGACTCAACCCATGCCATGTCACGACCACCTGCATCCTTAATCTTGATGTTCTGCATGACAGGTGAGTAAAGCAACTGTGCCTTACTCATGTTGTCTCGTACTTCACGAGCAGACATACCTGCGGCGGCAGTCAAGTACCTTGCACCAACACGGTGCGTAGGCTCTTCGTTACACAGGATGATGCAGTTAGCACCCTGATGTGCAAACCCATTCGGGCCAGCAATAATTGAAGCATGGAAGGATGTCTTACCAGTGTTTGGCCTAGCACCTACCTCAATCAACTGTCCACCAGACACGCCCTCTACCTTACGTGCTACGCTAGGTATATTGAATGACCAACGTGCCTCTAGTTCTGCCTTTGCCATGAGTGTCTCAATACTGATGTCATCCCACTCGATGTTCAAGTTAGGAATGAAGTCATCGCCATATCGCTCAAGCAAAGTGCGTAGGGATTCAAGTGTGTTGGCATCGCCATTTACCATGTCAAATCCAATGTTGGCTACATCTTCACCAATCACCTGCTGGAATAACTTGGATAACACCTCTTGTGCTACATCACTGCCCATAGTGCTTTCT